GATGAGGCCCCCTTCATCGCGCGGTTTCAATGTACTGGGGGATCCAAAGCCAAGAATATGCTCATTTCCGCCCTCACTGGCTGGATCAAGGGGTGGGGCTATGATAAGTTCTTAGCAATCAATGACACTGGGCGCCCAGATAGCGTCTGGATCAGAAGTTTCAGTCGGGCTGGCAAGGCCACAAAGATCGCCAGCGTCATCGACTTCAAGATAGGAAACAAGAATGTCACGCGTACTACACGCCGTGTTCGGAGGCGGGGAAACAAGCTCAAAGAGCAACCCGGTGGACACGACACCGGAGGAACTCAAGACAATCCGCCCGACACTGGCGTCGGGCCTGAATTCAGTGATCAGCTCGGGGGGCGGACCGCAGTACGGGGGCCCACTAGTAGCGCCGATCACGGGAACCGAGACCCAGGCGCTGGGGAACCTGAACGACGTAGCCCAGAACCCGGGCCGGCAGGATTACCTGAACAGCGTGATCTCGGGGAAATACCTACCGGGCCAACCGGGGGCGAACCCATTCCTTCAGAGCGCGATAGAGGCGGCCCAGCGGCCCACGCAGACGGCCCTGAATGATACCCTAGGCAAGACCCTCCCGGGGGTCTTCACCCAGGCCGGGCAGCAGATCGGTGGTGGTCTCCGGAGCCCCAATGCGAGCGCCAAGCCTGGCGCGACGGCATTTGACACTGCTGCTGCCCGAGCGTTTGAGGGCGGAGCCCACGCCCTGGGCGATATCGCGACCAACATCAGCTTCCAGGGCTACAATGCGGAGCGCCAGAACCAGCAGCAGGCCGTGCAGCTCCAGCAGCAGGACGTTCAAGCACTAATCAATAACCTCCAGGCCCAGGCCCTCCCCAGACTCATCCAGGAGCAGGGGATCACGGCCGGGCTGGATCAGTTCAACAAGCGCACCCAGGCCCTTCTCCAGGCCCTGCAAGTAGCGGCCGGGGCGCCCATCGCGACCCAGGCGCAGCAGACTAGCCAGAAGGGCTACACTGACACCGGTATAGTCCCGGCGCTCTTCCCCAAGGGCGCGGGTGGCGGTAGCACAGGAACAAGCTAATGCCCGGCCCCTTTGACCAATTCTTCGGTGACTCCGCGGGTATGCCCTTCGGCCCCAATTCGGGCATAGCCCCGCAGCAGGACACCCTGAATGACCCCCTGAACCCGGACCCGGAGAGGCTCCCTTGGGGGCTAGATGCGACCGCGCAGCCCCAGGATCAGTACCTCCAGAGCACCCCGAATGACAGCGCCCGGTTCCAGCCGGGCTCGCCCGGCGCCCAGCAGGGCCAGGGTTTCAACCCGCTCGCAATCATCCAGCAGGCCACCCGGGGGCTATTTGCCAACCCGGCGGCCCAGCAGCAGCAGCAGGCCCAACAGCAGGGGACCCAGTCTGGGGTATACATGCCCCCGCGCCCGGCAGCCCAGAGCGGCACTATTATGGGCTTCTTGGACTCCCTGAACGGGGTGCCCACCAGCTCTCAGCTTAAGGTGCATGAGGAAGCCCGGCAGCAGGCGAATACCGGAGGGGCCGCGCAGGAGGTGCTCAAGCGCATTGGGGAGATCAAGTCGGAGAACCCGGACATCCCCCAGACCATGCTGCAGCAGCAGATTTTCAGCGATCCGGCCTTCCTCCACGCCGCGATGAAGACCGATCCGACGAAGATGGCCCAGTTCGTGGACACCGTGGTGAAGGGGATGTATGGTACCCCGACCCTACACAATGTCCCCGCCGATGCCAGTGTTCTGGCCTTCAACCCGCAGAACCCGACCAAGGGCGCGGACTTTGTCTACCAGGCCCCGAAGACCCTACGGCCCGGGGATGTGGTTCGGACTAATGTCTATGATGGCGGCGACCCGATATTGCCCAAGCTGGGCATCAACGGCACCAAGACCGGGACCGCGGTCAAGGTTGAGATGGCGCGCGATGCTACTGGCCAGGAGTATGTCAAGAACGTCGGGTCCGTCGGTGGCGGCGGCGTGACTGTGAATATGGGCGACAAGGTCGAGATGGAGCAGCTCCAGAAGTCCGTCAAGGCCGTCGCGGATATCAAGCAGCAGCAGGTCGCGGTTGTGGGTATGGTCCGGACGGCTGAGCGCCTAGACAGGCTACTGTCCCAGACTGGGGCCGGAGCCCTGGGCCCCTATGGGTTCTTCACCCAGGTCGCCCAGTCCGCGGTCGAGCAGGCCAAGGCGATTGCCACGGACGCGAATGTCAGCTTCAACCCAGACTCATACACCAAGAGCTTCGATATTTTCAAGGGGCTAGACAAGCGCGGGGCTGAGGCCGCCGCCATTAAGACAAACATCCTCTCCCTCGCGATGTTCATCGCCCGGGCGAATAACAGGTCCGGCAACCTCTCCAACCGCGACGTGGATCAAGCCCTCACCCAGATCGGTGGGCGGTTCGGCTCCCTCGTGGAACTTCGCGCGGGCCTGGGAGAACTCATCCCAGCCGCGGTCCAGCACTCCGATGACTACCTAGCCATCGAGCAGCCGGGCTTCACGGCCGAAAGTGGGAAGGCTCATGTCACCCCACCGCGGCCCCTGAAGGATATCCTTGGGGAGCAGGGCCTGGCCCGTTGGGCAGCCCCAGCCGGGAGCAATACTCCCGGGGATGATGGGGTGCCAGTAGGGACCGAGACCATCGGGGCTGACGGCAAGACCTATGTGCTCACCAAACCAGGCTCGAAGAATAAGGAAAACTGGAAGCCGAAGGGGACCAAGTAATGGCCGGCAGCCTCAACCCCTTTGGTGAACTCTTCGTTCCGCCTGAGCAGGACAATATGGATCAGGCCCTGCGGCCTGCTGTCCGGGGTTTCAACATGATCCCCAATCCTCCCTACACTGAGCCGGGCGTCCCGAACATGTTCCCAGGCGATGCCCCCGGCCCCAAGGGGCCCCGGCGGCTGACCCCGGACCTGCACGATTTCCTCCAGCAGAACATCCAGGAGGACTGGCGCTCTCCGCTAGTTAAGGCGCAGTACACCCCGAACTCGGACGTCCCCCAGAGCCAGGACCAGCTCCCGGACCAACTGCCCGGCCAAGGCCAGGATCAGGGGACGCAGAAGAAAGCTCCGACCCCGTCAGAAATCCCGGACAAGATGCCGTGGGAGATGAGCCCGGAAGAACTCAAGAATGGGGGCAAAGCGCCCCTGCCAACTAAGATGCCTTGGGAGATGACCCCCGAGGAACTCGGGGCCGGACCCCGAGGTGTGACATTTGAGCAGACCCTTCCCCAGGGCGGTAGCGGAGCCAGGGGAGCCCCTGCCCAACCAGTGACTGGGGACCGCTCTTCAGCCTACGGCCGCGCCCAGCGCGCCGATGTCGGCCTGGAGGGCGTGAGTGCTTCAGCCCGATATAACGCGCGCCTCGCCTGGGGCGCCGTCAATGACCCAGCCCAGGAGCTGGAAATTGCCCGGAGCGCGATCTCGCGCGACCTCGGGCAGGACTACCCGATTGAGAATGTACGCATTGGCCCTGCAACGCGCCAACTGGAATGGGTGAACCCAAAGACTGGTAAGTGGGACCTCTTCTCAGGTGGCGGCGTAGCCTCGTGGTTAAAGGACGTTGTAGCGGCCGTCCCAGAACTTAAGGAAGGCGCGATTGAGGCGGCCGGTGGCACCATGGCAGGTGCGGCTGGCGCTGTGATCGCGGCCCCCACTGGGCCCTTCGGTGCGGCTGCTACCGGTACCGTGAGTAACGCCGCTGGCGCTGCCGCGGCCGGATACTACGCGCGACTGTCCCGTCTCCAGACCGCCCGAGATCGCGGCCTGATTAAGATGGATGACAATGAGATGTTCACGAACGCCTTCAACCACATGATGTGGGTTGGTGGCGGCACCGTGGCCACCAGTGTCCTTCTCCGGGCGGCGAGCCTGATTTGGAAGTTCTACAAGGGCAGCCCGGTCGAGCTACTGGATGCCTACCAGCACAACATGCAGATCGCCGAGGGCAAGCCCCTCGCCGAGGCCCTGCGCTCACGCCTCAAGACTGCGGTCGCCGGGACCAAGGACGAGAATGCCGACTTCCCCGTCACCGCCGGTCAGCAGACCGCCATCCCCGAGGTCCTGGGCCCCAGGGCCGGGAAGGTAGGCCGGACTGGGACCGCCGACGAGATGCTCCATGCCGAAGACGCGGCCATGCGCCAGCGGGCGGCGCGGAGTGAACTAGAGAAGACCTATGATGCCCAAGAGCGGGCTATGGATGCGGTGGACTTCGCCACCTTCGGCTACAAGCACGGCCCCGCTGGCGCCATCGCCGGTCGCGAACTCCAGGCCGCGATTGCCACGGCCCGCTCGCGGATGAATGTCAAGGGCACGGCCGAGATGCTCCCCGAGCGCCTGGGCAAGCAGGCGGCCGAGCAGCTCACTGAGAAGATGGGCTCGCGGACCACGACCCAGGTCGTGGGCGATATGCGGACCCTAATCCAAGATGCCAAAGACCAGCTCTTCATGCCCTTCAAGAGCGCGTATGATGAGTTGGAGAAGAGCAGCTCCCAGATCGTGGACCTGGCACCCCTTCGCGCGGCTGCGCGCGGGGCCAAGAAGCGCTATGGCCAGGACATCATCAAGGCCCTGGACTCCACTGACATCCCCGAACTGAAGCAGGCCCTGCAGGCCGGGCTCGACCCGAATGCCAAACGCTTCACCAAGGGCGTCTCGCTCTTCGAGGACAAGAGTATCGGTGAGCTGGAGAAGCTGCGGAAGGACTTCACCGAGCAAATCCGCCGCCTGGAGAATGCCCCCGCCACCAACACCAGCGCCCCTCGCGCGGCTGCGGTACTCCGCGACCTCAGGGATGGCATTGACGCCTCCTATGAGAAGTCGCTCCAGCCCGAGATGCTGACCTACATGCACAACCTCCGGACCGGCTACGCCGCCGCGGCGGACCAATACGAGCGCGGGATACTGGGCAAGATTGCCCAGGACAACGGCGCCGGCGGGTTCAACATGTCCGGGGACGATGTGATTAACTACCTGCTGCGCGATCCCGCGAACGCTAAGGCCTTCGTGGATACGCTGCGGCAGTCCCGGAAGTGGGTGGATGGCACCCTGGTCACCAAGCCCCTGAACGACGCGACCGCTGCGGTGGTGAGCGCCCAGGAAGGCGTGATGTCCAAGATACTACGCGAGTACAAGGACACCATCACGGGCCAGTGGAACACCAAGGGACTGAGCAAGTTCCTGCACGACAACAACGAGAGCCTCCAGACCCTATTCGGGGTCCGGCGCGATGCCACGACCAAGGCCCTAGTGGAGCGGGCCCCGGGGCAGAACGCGATGAACCGCGTCACCCGGCAGATTTCTGAGTACCAGAACGCGGCCGATGCCCTGCAGGAGCGGCTTGCCAAGCAGAGCAAGATGTTCGAGGAGCGGTTTGGGGTATTCACCTCCGACCCCGCCGTGCTGGTCAAGACCCTGGTGGATGAGGGGCGCGTTGGCGACCTCCGTAAGGCCATGGCCCTGGTCCGCGCTGTTGGCGGCAAGGATGGGATGGACAAATTCAAGGCCGGGTTGGGTCAGGTGGTCCGGAAGGACGTGACTGACACCCGGGGGAACCTCACCTCACAGAAGATCGAGGAGTTCCTAGGCAGTGAGCGCGGGCGAGTCATTGGTGAGGCCTTCGGCGGCAAGTGGACGGAGAACGTCCGGCTCCTGGGCGATATGATGAAGGTGCGGGAACTCCAAGCCACCGGAACCGCGCCAGGAGACCTGGCCAGCCAGTTCGGCAAAGGTGGTGGCACCCTGAAGGGGATGTACCGCTTCCTGAGAGTTATCATGCCCCCACTGACTGCTTCGGGCCGCGGCCTGACTAGCACAGTGGGCATTCTGAATGACAAAGCCCAGAAGATCATGGGCGCGATGATGGCGAACCCGGACCAGCTTGAGAAGCTTCTCGCGGCCCGGTTCAGCAAGCTCGACCCGCTCACCAAGGCGGGCAAGGTACAGCTCACGCGGCTGGGCTTTGACCATGTGATCGACTACTGGGAACTGATGAAGAACGCCTACGGCCGGACCGTAGACATGGTCTGGGACACCCCCCAGAACGAGCAGCAGGGCAAGCAGGAGTACGAGGGTATGGGCAACCCCCTCCCCGTCGGCCCGACCAATGGCTCAGTCCCGGGCCAGGTACCCAGCTTCGAGAAGAAGTTCCAGGGCCCTCCCGGCAACACTGATGTGGAGAAGACCCCGCGGATGGAGACCGTGCCTCGCGGCATGGGCCAGCCCGGCGACTTCCCCGAGAACACAGACAACCCCCAGGGCGCCCCACTACAGGGCCAGGGCTCAGTGCGGACTGATAGCGCGATTGCCTCCGAGCCACTCCCGCCCCGGGGTGTGCCCGAGGGCGCCAAGCGCATCCAGGACCTGCAGATCATGCGGGCCGGGGAAGGGCTCCAGTCTGATGCCTCGCCCGACCTAACCACCGTCCCCAAGACCGGCTATATCCCCCGGAGCTTTGAGGGCGCGGCCGGGTTCCTGGGCGGGAATAGCCCCTATACCCAGGGCAAGGGCTTCCAGATGAAGGGCCCCGGCGACGAGGGCTTCAACCCGACCGAGAGCACCAATGTAGAGGATCGGCGCCTGCAGGGCGACCCCTTCAGCTCCGAGTACCCGAAGGGCACCCACGGCACCGGCTTCATGTATAAGGCCAATGTCGGCGAGGCCCCGCCTGAGCCCACTGGCCAGGAGATGGCTGGGGCCGCCAAGACCGCCGTGCTAAGGACCCAGGACCGCAACACGGTCGAGGATGTCTATGGCGCGGATGTGTTCAAGCGGATCGCCCCACACGCAGTACAGAACGCGGAAGCCACCCTCAAGGGGATGCTGGACTTCGCCAGTGGTGGCGTCACTCACATGAAACAGTTTGGCGAGGCCGTGAAGGACCTGGCCTCTGGCGATATGTTCAAGACCGCGGACGAGCAATCGGCCGATCAGGAGCATAGCCGCAATGTGGTGCTGGAGGCCCTGAAGACGGACCCCGCAAGCACCATCCAGCGCGAGATCGCGCCGACCGTGAATAAGATCGTGAAGGCAGTCGGTGGGGCCGCGACCGTAGTCGGCGGTCATCTGATGAGCCTCATGGAGGATGCAGTATATGGGGACGAGCATGCCCAGGCCAAGGCCTCGGCGGAGATCGCCCTAATTGTCACCGGCCTCAGCGGCTCGCGGTTCGCCTTCGCCCGCCCAGCGGGCGAGGTGAGCCTCGGAGCTGGCGGCGGAAGGCTGCCCCCTGAGCCCCCGCCCCGCCGACTGGCCGGGAATGAGACCATGCGCGACCGGCTGCGGACCGTCGAGGGCGGCCCCGAGATCGTAAAGAAGGAGATCGATACCCTGAGCGGGAAGCTCAGCCGCGCGTTGCAGGATGCCCACGAGGCCATGGCCACCGGGAAGGGTGAGATACCCCTGAAGGTAGACCGCGTCCGCGGGCACATCCAGGCCCTGGAGAAGGCCAGCGACGACCTAATGGAGCAGGCGAAGTCCCTGGCTCCGCCCCTGGGGCCGAACCAATTCAAAGACCTCAAGGCGATGAATATGACGGAGCACGAGTACCGGCTCCAGATGCTGCGCGAGACCAACGCGGAAATTGACGCGGGCAAGCGCGAGGCATTCCAGCTCATGGCCACCGGGCGTGATGCCAAGATGGAGGTGACCCCGAAGAATATTAAGGAGTGGCTTGAGGCGGCCGGGGTGAAGAAAGTCACGATCACCAAGAGCGACGTCCCGGGCTCGGTCTCGCAGTATGTGAAGTTCCCGGACCCCGCCAACAAGGGCCAGGGCATGTCCCAGGTGCGGACCTCCGACCACGCGGCCGAGGCCCAGGTCGTAAGGACGAACCGGGATACCCTGGACACCAGTGGCAAGAACCCCCGCGCGGGCCAAGCCGGCAAGGCCCTGACTGAGAATATATCGGGGGGCAACTTCGCCGAGTGGAAGAACCTAGTCGAGGCTCTGAAGTATAGGTTGTCCAAGAGCCCGGATGGGCAGTGGCTCATCAGCCCGGACAATGCGCCCCTAGCGCGGAGCTTCCGCGGTGCCCGGAACGCCACAAAGGTCAAGGCCCTGGAGGCTGAGCGGGCCCCAACCATCTCGCGCGACCCCAATCAGTATGAACTCCCGCTGCCTGACACGCGTCAGAACTACACTCCTGTAGCCCCTGACCCGACGCGCTTCATGACTCCGCGACCCCCGCGCAACAACCCCTTCGAGGGGCTGGGCGAATGAAACACTCCCCCGACATGGAAATGATGAAGGCCGGCATGGATGGACTCTCGCTTACAGCCCTGGGCGGCTGGATCATCGGAGCGTTGCCGGCCATTGCGACCGCGCTCTCATGTATCTGGTTCGCCCTGAGGGTGATCGAGCAGCTAAAAAGTTTGGGGTGGATCGGAGCCGAAGCCCCGCCACCCCAAGATGGACCCTTCGATCCTACTCAGTAAAGCCCCTAGAGCGGGCTCCGCCCATTTCGGCCGACCGCGTTTCCTGTGCTCGTTCCCGCGTAGTCCCCCGGCGAAGGCTTATCCCACGAGTAATTCGCTTTGACTCCCTCATTAGAGAGGTATGCAGCCTTTTCTTGAGCTTGGGTGACAAACCCAGACGGCTTGTCAGGGGGAACATTTCCATTTGACGGGAGGCCATTGAGCCTATTCTCCACTAGCTGTGCGTAGCCAGCGATGTCGTGCCAGTGGTCGGGCTCGTAGGCGTTTCCCGTCAAGATGCGCCCAAGCTTCACGGCGATGAGGATGAGGGCTTCCTTTTGATCGGCCTCCAGCCATCGCCAATTCTTACCACCTTCCAGAGCATTGATGATCCGGACACTACTGCTAGCCTGGGTGTAGAAGTCACCATGGGTAGACTTCCGCTCACTTATTGTCTTTTCTACGCTCATTCTGCTTCTCCGTCTTGGTCTTCACTGTCACTTTGGACTCGCCCTGGACCGGGGGTTTCACCTGCATCGGGCACTCGCATACGCTCCTCGGGGCAACAAAAGCCCGGTTCAAATAGAGGAGGCTCGATGCAGCACCAAGGCCAGATACAACGATTAGGGTCCACATAACCCACCGGCGGGTTCTCAGTTGGATACGGAAGTTTTGCCACTGCCACTGTAGTTTCTCCCTAAGGGGCTTGCGGGCCTCGCTTTGGCGGGCCGCGAGTTCGGTTATAGTCTCCGTCATTGGGTTCACTCACCTTTCTTGGTAAAGTACAACTGGAGCTTCCGGGCACTCACCAGAAGCAACAGCAGGCTAAGGTAGTAGGTAAAGGGAGCACCTATGATACCGACCGTGGCGCAGACACCCGCGACATTCAGCCAGTAGTCCTTCTTCTCATCCAGGGTATCGAGCGACATTACCTTGTGGGCTTTGTCCTCCGCCCCGACGGCGTCGTAGAACAGTGCCGCCCAAAATTTGCCATTTCCTAGGAGAATTCGCATACTCTGCCTCTTTTGCTAAGAACTCACGGCGCCACTCTCGCGCCTCTTCAATGTCAGTATAACTCGGCGAGGTGAAGATAAGGCGTTCTGATTTACCAACGCCTCGGATGATCTTGCAGTAGTACTTTCCACCTCGGTCCCACCGGTAGATGCCCCGGCCGTACTTACTCTCTCGCGCCTCTCGCATCTCTTCCTCCGGGCTTTCCGCCTCTTTCTCTCCTGGGCCCCAGACCGCCCTGGGGTCCGCTTAGACATCTTCCACCTTAATCAGCACTTGGTGGCAGGTCATCCGGATGCGGTCCAGGAGTTTCCCAGCCGGGGCCCGGGTATCATAAGCCAGGGCTTGGATGCCACGGATCGCGGTCAGCAGGATTTGCTCTTTACTTGGCACTGGCCATCTCCGACACTCTGCGCTTGGCCAGCTCGGCCTCAAGCTGATTGATCCACAGTGAGGCATAGCCATTATTTGAGATGGACTTCTGGCGCTTGAGCGCATCCTCCAGCTCGTCCACAGTCATTAGCCACAGGTCTTTCATCTGAATGCTCCGGTTTTGAGTTGTTGATCCACTCTTATCAATGCCCGTCGCCGAATTTCAGGCCGTACCCAGGCCAACACCTTCATCAAGGCTCGAACTGTGAGGTCTACAGTGACATCTGGGTCCGCGCGGGACTCCCGCTCAGGCTCATTATACACTGAGTACCTCCCCTCTAAACTGCACAAGTCCCTTAGCTTCATCAAGTACACTCACCAACTCCGGAGTCAGGAGTTGTCCCTTCCACCAAGTGAGCACGGCGAACCCCGAGCGCCAGTCCCGGGGGTTGTCCTCCAGGTAGTTGAACTGTGGCCCGGTCGTGGGTGACAGACATCCTGTATCAACCCCGTACCGGGTCCCGTTGTAATCAGTATATGGCGTCACTTTCTGGCTATGCAGGTGCCCCGTGACCATACTCCGCCCTGAGGCCAGGGCGTTGCTATACGGCGCGTTGGGCCCACCCTTGTAGCGATGTTTGACAATCACCCCACCGATGTCCGCGCTCCAGCAGGGCTCCCAGGCCGGGAAGTGATGCACTAGCCTCGTGCCCCCCACCCCCTTATATTCCGGGACTGCGGTCGCGAGTCTGGTGTTAAAACGGGCGTCGTGGTTGCCGAGTGGCCAGATGTGCCGTGAGCCCGGGGAAGCTGATCTAATTTCACCCATTCTTTCTTGGACTGCTTCGAGCTCTTCACTGAGAGTCGGCAGGTTTTCCCAACCGATGGGTGGATGTCTGCTGATCGTTGAGCCATCGAGTGCATCTCCATTCATTACAACGACTTTGGGTTTCAGTTTCTTCGCGAAGTGGACAAAGGCCCGGTGGGCCGTGCTACTTGGCCCCGGCCAGTAATGCGCGTCCCCGCCAACGAGACAGGTTCCCGAGGTCATCGTAGCCACTATCACATTGGGGGCATGCACACTCGTCCCCTGGGTCGCGGCCAGCGCCCGCATGCCCATGCGCTTTAGGCGACTCTCGACATTCTGCCGCGTAGTGCGGCCCATGGCCGCAATCTCCGTGCTCGTCATGTGGCGCGCTAGGCGTGCCAACTCGGCCAGTGGTAGACTTGGTGCAGGTCCCGTCATTAGTCTCTCCGTTCGTTTCCATTGGTGCTCGCAAATCCCAAGCCATCTTACACCTCCACTAGCCCCTCTGGATTGAGGCGGCCCTTCTTCGGGTCAGTGTTCCGTTTACCCCAGTTGTCACCAATCGCGATCTCCACCGGGATTATACACTCACGCTGGACCCCGGTAAAGTCCTCCACATTCACCACCACCCGCATAAGTTCCCGGACCCGGGGGACGGCTGTGTCCACAAGAGTGATGGGCGTCTGGAAGAATATGGCGTCATGCACCTGTGCTAGTATCTCCACAAGCCATGGGTCCAATTCATTCCACACCCGCCATAGGCCGGTGTTGAGCACGTCACCCACTCCGCCTTGCGGCGCGAAGGCAAGACCCTGCTTGCGGGTGTGATCGTCCCAAGGACGCCCGAAGAGCTTGACCTCACGCTCCATCGCATTCACCAGGGGGAGTTGGTCCTTCACCCGGGCCGCCACCCACTTCTGGTACTCATTGATCATTGGGAATGCGCGAAAATAGCGGGACTGAGCACCAGTCGCCGCTTCGGTTGGTATGCGCGCGATACGCGCAATACCGAAGGGTGACAGGCCGAAGTTTGTACCGTGCTGAATTCGCTTTGATTGAAATCGAAAGTCATGACCTGGGACATTGTCCCATTCGGGATAGGTGCTCGCTGCGATATTCTTATCTTGCTTAATGTCCCCTGTCCAAGGGAGATCGGGCCAGAGTTCGCGGCACACCCAAGTGTGGACGTCACCTTTGTGGGCCTCAATATACGCCTCATCCCCAGCCAGATACGCGACCTTAAGAGACTCGGCCGTTTTAAGGTCAGCATACCCAACTTTGCGGCCAGGATCAGGCACGAATATGTGGCGATGCTGCTCACCAATGTTTTGGAAGTTCGACCCTCTCTTAAAGGGGTCTTTTGAACTGGACCAGCGGCCGGTCCAGGCGGCAGCAACGTTGAAGCTTGCATGGAAGCGACCTCTTGGGGATAGTTTAGCATTGAGGAATTGAAGTTGCTTTTCGAGGTCTCGATGTAGCAAGATTGCTTCACAGATATCGGAGAGCCCATCTAGATGCCTTCTCGTCAAACGGCCCGTCTTGGCCTTGTGCCACGCTACGGGGTTCTCTTTGATACTCGATAGAGCTTCGTCGTCCGTCGTTATCTGCCCTTCCTTCCCATATCTCGCTGGTACCTTCAGCAGGTCGTAGAGAAGATGGGCCACTTGCTTCGAACTTGAAGCTTCGAATGCCTTGGGACGCAGTCGGCCCGTGCCACACAGCTCGCAGCGTTTCTCCTGGTCCGAGACTTTCGGCAAGGCGACGGAGGGCCGCGGCCATTTGTGATACCCGGGCTTGTTCCCCTTCCTCATCTTCGGGTTCTTCGGACACGGCCCGCTCACCAGCGTAGTCGCTGTCCAAGTCTCCGTTATAAGGGGCATCGTCGCAATCGTCTTCTCCTGCGTCGCAAGCTGGCGCCGGACTAGTGTCGCCGACTCCTGGCGAGCTAGCTGATCGATCCGGCAGCCCCTCAGGGTCATGGTAATAGCCGGTGAAAGCTGGGCAAGGGACCAGCGATAGGTACGTTCCTGCCTCGTATTCAGCAGGGGTTGCAGGACGTCGAAAATTTCGCGTGTACCCGTAGTATCCAAGCACGCATAGGCGGCAAAGGCCTCGTCCCCCGAAAGGGTTTGGGCCTGAGCCAGGGACACGCTTCTCATTCGCCGGCTCCCCGTTGATGATATAGTACATCGAACTTATCCTTCGCTTTCTTGAACCAACTCTGGTTCTGCCTCTTATACATCACAAAGGCCGAAAAGGCAATGTGACGAATTGTCTCAGCCTCGTCCGCCAGCCGCGCCATGCTGATCGCCAAGCTGGTGAGCGCGACATCCTCGGGCATGGGGCTGAGTTCCGGTTCCAGGCGCTCCCCGACCCCCGCGGCCCGCTCGAACTCAGAGATGTTAGCAGGTCCCACTCTGTACCCAGTAGAGGTCTGCTTGATCTTGAGGTAGGCCTTGGAGCAGTGCTCATAGGTACTCGGTACTGACATTAGACGTCTCGCCCTCCGGGGCCTGCATAGCCTCTAGCATAAGCTTCTGGACATGCGCCACCCGTTCGGTGGCATCGGCAAGCCGTTCCAGGGCCGCCAGGATCGCATACATAAGCTCGAACCCAGACATGGGGCCGCCCATGGGGGCGATTTGGTGATCAAGGGAGATCAAAAGCGGCGTCGTCATTTGCAAGCGCCTCCATTAGGTCGTCCATGTCGTAGAAGTGGAGCACCCCATCCATGTGGTGGAAGATGTTATTTTTCTCGCCTACCACCACCAGGGTCTTGCCCAGGGCTAGGGCAATCCCGAACTCCGTGTGGTGCCCCGCCCCCTTGCCCGGGAAGACGATCATGCAGTCGCAGGTCACGGTCTCGTAGAAGTCCTTAGCCGCATTCGCGGCCATCAGTTCCTCGCTGGCCTTGGCGTCCGATGGGCACACCTCGTCGATCCACGCTGACTGCACGGTATAACCGGCTAGCTGCATTATGCTCCTGCGTTGCTTCATCAAGCCCTGGTCCCCAAATGGGCCCGCAAGGTAGTATGTGCGTTCTATGTTTTTCATCGAACCTCCTAAGCGTCGCGTTTATCTTCTTCCGAGCCGCCATGCTTCTTGCCTTTACCCCAATGCTTCCAAGCGCCTTGTCGCGAGTATGCAGCTCCCATAAACTGGAGACTAGCAGATAGTTCCGGATAAAGGGACTTGTGGAGTAGGCGCAGATCGTGAGCCAGATTTCTGACACGAATACCAACGCGGTCCAGTAGCCAGACGACATCGTAGTTCGCGAAATTCTGGCCCAGCTTGGGGGCTTCCGACTCAAGACATGCCTTAACAGCAAGCCACGCGCGCCGCTCGGTCGCGTGGTCTTTCCAGTAGCTCCGGTTGGTGTTAGCCAACCAGATGAAAGGGACATACATTGCCTCATACTGATTTGGGGCGAAGTTCACCCCGCGTATCTGCCCCCACCCCGTCTCAATATCCACCGAGAGCAGATCAGACTGAGTACAGGGGCCCGAGAGAAAGCGCTCGACCTCATCGATGGTCGGGGTGATGTAGAGGGCCCGCTTAGGGTATGTGAGGGTCTGGGTCTCGGCCTCCTGCCGCGCCCGGACTAGGTCCCCTACCGCGATGGTGTAGAGGGACCAGCGCTTTTGGATTTCCTCTGGGTGATAAGTCGGCGCCACCTTGTAGATTTCAAACGGGCCCGCTCCCAGACGGACGGTGCCCCGGTATGCGGTGATGCCGTTAATGCCCGTGAGGGCCGCGAATGCCGTGGGGCCAAGGGCAACCACAACGTTTGGCCCAGCTTGTGCCAGCTCACTTTCAAGGCGTAGGAGATTACTCGCCTTAAAGGCTTCCCAGATTTCGCGGTACTTAACCTGGTGCTTGGAGACACTATCCCCCTCCAGGATTGTGTTGAAGACATTGGTGACAAGACAATCGGACCGCTCAATCTCAGCGGTCCGGAGTAAGCCCTCTAGTGTCTTGCCCGGGGGCCCCGTGAAGGGGCGACCCCGCTCGACGTCACCCAGCCGTGGGCTGTCCCCCAGTAGACACAGTTTGCAAGGCCGCACCAATGGTACTTGGCATGGAACCTCCCGCAACTCGATTGGGGGTAAGCTGTCCTCCGGCTTGCTTAAGAGCATTGATTTCCATCCCGTAAATCTTAAGTGTCGCCGCCACCATATTGATCAAGTCCATCGCCCGGTTCATCTGGACCGTGAGGTCCTTCTCCCGCCGCTCCAGGCTATTAACCCGGCCGCCCAGGATCGTGAGGGTGATGATCTGATCCTCTAGTGCCTTGATCCTGGCGTCATCCGTCGTGTCGCTCATTTCTTCTTCCCTCCCTTTTTGGGATAATGCCCACCCGACTTCCGCGCCTGGGAATAGGCAATTGCGATTGCCTGATCCATGGGGCGCCCCGGGTTCGAGCGCTTCAACTCACCAATGTTCTCGGAGATGACTTTCTTGGAAGTGCCGCGCTTGAGAGGCATGGCGTCTAGTCCTTCTTCTCTTTATCTGGCTTTTGCTTGGCCATAATGTCCACTGCGCCCTTGAAGGCGTTTTTGACCTTGCCCGGGATGGCGGCCTTTTCCTTCCCGCGCAGCATTGCCTGGGTGTCTGAGTAGGCATCGCGCACCGCCTGGGTCTGCTTGCCACGCCCAAACCCGGCGCTCGTTTTGATTGACTTTGGCTTAGCCATGGGTGTCTCCTAAGTGGTGGGGCGGGCCTGCTAGTAAGCTGGCCACAGGTATCCCGCCCCGCCGATCTTACTTACCCTTCTTCTTGGTCGAGGCCGCAGCCATCGCCCCTGAAAACGGGTTCTTGCTCGCACCAGGGGCCCCGTAGGGCACCTTGGCGATCACACCGGCCTTCTTGCCGCCGGCCTTCTTACCTGCTACGAACTTGGGCATTAGTTCAACTCCGCGTAGGTGGTGATGATGTTCTCGGTGATGAGAGCACCAGTGGCCTTATTGGTCCGTGTGCCAAGCGTAGTGTAGCCCACGAACTCACGGGCCTTTGCTTCCACGAGCGAGTCCTTAATGGTCTTGCCCGCGGTCGTGACCCCCATCTTAGCGAGGATGTTCCGAACCTTCGCGTAGTCCTGGCTCTTGGACAGCCAGATCGTCACGAAGACCACATTCTCACTATAGTCGTAGTCCGCGCCCAAGGCGTCGAGCGCATGTTGGTCCACGTCGTCCATCGGCTCCTGGGGCTCCATGACAAAAAGCACCCGGGTATCACCATCCTCACTCTTGGGCGGCATCGCCTTCGCGCTGGTGCAGCGGTACCTCCACGAGCCGTCCGGCAGGAACTGGGGCTTCGGAATGTCGTCCCAAATCCGGTCGATGATCTGCTCGTAACCCATCTGTTGCGTCATCTTTTGCGTCCTCTCTCAGTGCACTGTGACCCGATAATACCACCGTCGGGGCTTCGGTGTCAATGCGGCGTTTCGTCGCATTAGGTCTGGGCGGCCGGATGACACCGCGCCGCTTCAGTAGCTTGTGGAGCGCGCTCCGCTCCATCTTGAGTGTGATGGCCAGGGAGGATATGTTCCACGCATGGCGCTCGATGAGCGTCTTGAGGAACTGGTGCTCCCACTCCAGCCGGGCTTCCGTTAGTTTGTTCATGCGCTTTCCCTTTCGCCGGTATTAACTTATACTCATTTATGCCATCTTTCACATACCTCCGGAGAACTATATGGCCGCCGAATTTCTGTTTCCGGAAGTCACAAAGGCGCGCCAAGACAGACTGCCTATTCGCGCTCTCGACATCCTCTGCGATGTCCCCAAGCGTATGCCACTCCCCATCTGACATATAGTCCCAGACGCGGTTGAATAGGACGCCTAGTCTGGGCCCATCCCTCCCGTGTTCATAGGTCTCGCCGTCAAAAGTTTGTCCCTCATAGCTCATGGCCGTTTCACTCCCATGGCATCAAAGATCGCCAATAGCCCGGTGTCAATGGGCTGCTCACCAAGACCGGCCAAGTCCGCGACCGGGAGCTTGGTGGTCTGATCCTCTCGCGCCAGGGCCGAGAGTGTCCGCTTCACCTTACCATTCCCAATGCTCTTAACCTCAGCCGCGATGACTATAGGGAAGTGCCCAGCGATGTGCTGAGGCAACTGGCGGCCCACGGCGGTCGGGAATAGCTTCGTGGGGATAAGCTCGGCCTTCTCCGCCTTGAGTTGCTTGGTCAGGTCACTGTCACCGTCCTGCTCACCCTCGGGGCCGATGGGCTTGAGATGGGCAATCGCGATGAAGTGATGCTTGTTATACATCGAGGTACAGCGACTTAAGAACTGCTCGACGTTGTTCGCGGCGACGCCCCAGACCGCGCGGGTCGTGTTCATCACCGTCTTGTTCATAGCTGCGCGAGCATATGCCATACTAGCCGAGCTGATCCCTGTGATACCGTCAAGTACAACAATGGTATCAGAACCCCAATCTTTGCTAGCTCCAAGGCTAGTCCATCGCCCGCCGGCCTTATCAACCACCTCACCATTAGGGTCCGGATACTTCCAGTCGTCCAGTGCGCGCCACGCATTCGGGAAAGCTGTTGGCATTCCCACCGGCGCAATGACCGCACCTTGGAGTGAAAGCTTGTCCTCAAAGCTGATGTAATCAATGTTCCCCCTGAGTTCTGGTTTGGTGTACTGGATGACGCTCTCTGGATTGCCGTCAAAGTCAATAATCCGGAGCTTAAACCCCGCATTCACCAGGGCCGCGAGGGCTCCGGTCTTGCCCGCTCCCGGGTACCCCGCTATTAGCCCCCTGAACAGTGGGCTTTCGTTCGCTTGTGCTCCATTCATACTGTGCCTCCATTTTGACTGAACAAAAGATTGTTGTCTGGATCAACAATTCCGCTAGGTGCCTTATCGCCCAATGGGGCATCTGGCTGTCGTTCATTATCTGGAAGTAGGTGCTGTCGATCCACCCGTGGACCCGGCCCAGGTCTAGCATCAACTGGTTCTTGTTGTCTAAGCAATGGGTTCCATCGGGCTCTGGCGAACTTGGCGGCAAGCAGTGTTTCATGGGAGCTATCCGGGGTTGCACAGATTTCTTTGAACTGACAGAGGTAACAACTCGCGCGGTTCTTGGGCCAGTAACCCGCCCGGGCATACTCAATCGCCTGCCTGATCCAGACCTGGAGTTCCTGTACTAGCGCGGCCCGCTGCTCGTCGGTCTTGCGAAATTGCTGGTTGGCAAAGCGCACCCCGCCTACCAGCGTTTGGATGCCCTCAATCGCGACGCCCCGGTAGGGCAAGACGTCGCGAAAGAGTTCGGCACCCGCTAAATCATAGATGCTAACCTGTATGTCCGGCGCGAACGGTGCGAAAAAGCTCCGGCCCAGGGTGTGTTTCGTCGTCTTGTAGTCGGTGACAAACGCCTCGCTCTCAAGGCTACCCAACGCTTTAACAGCGTCGAACCAGCCACAAAGGTAAAACACCTTTCCGTCCTGTTGAAACAGGGGAAGGGTCCACGGCACTTCCACCAGGGCGCGGTGCGGGCCATTCTCAATCTCTTGCCACGACAGGGGCTTGAGGTAACCATTCTTTACTTCCTCAGCATACCAGACAATGAGTCGAACAAGCTGATAGCGGTCCTTGACCGGGTTAATGGCCATCCATTGGTCCCAAGTCTTGCACGGAGAACCGCAAGTGCCACAGGTCTCAGGACCCGGGGCTGCCCAAAATTTGCCCTTGAAAGCGTAGGGGCACTTAGCGCGATTGCCTTTCTCATTCTTATACAGGGCCTCTCCCCCACACGCCCATACACGTTCGTAAGAGCCCAGGCGCGGGCCTTGGGCATCGGCATCCCATGACAGTTCCAATACACGGCGTAAAGCAGCGCGGAGGGCCTGTTCATGCGACAGATTATCTTCGATAATGCCCTTGTAGAGTGTTTCAAGCCCCTCCCCGGCGATGCGGCCAAACTCAAGGTCAATCTTTTGGCCAATGGTCTGCCACCCCCGTATATTATTGAGATAGTATCTATACGGACAGGCGAGTAGATTGCGAAACGCAGTGCTGTCCCAATATCGCTGGAGGCTCGGGTTTTCATCGTCCCATACCGTCGTTGGCCGTTCACTCATAGTCGCCCGCCTTTAACTTGCGCTTAGTCTCAGTCCTGCCAGGGACCAACCGCTTGGGCGCTCTCACCCTTAGCCGCAGCGTGGGTTGAGATAGCGCCTTTGCGATTGGGTTTTTAACCCTGGTCCGCGACGACCCCGGCTTCGTCCGTTTCCTCGACCCCGTCACGGCGGGCCTCCCTTTGCTCGGCCTTAATCTGGAACTGTGCCCGCTCCGATCTACTGGCCGCGATAATGGCATCCAGGTCCGCGTCAGTGATCAGGGTAGGAGCCCTTCGCAGGCATTCGTCCAGAGTAGTGGCCCCTGGATGGGCCAAGGTCTCGTCAATGGGGTTAGGCATGGGGTTTCTCCGATTTGGGGCTAACAAGTCACGCTGCACCGTTCTTTCGCAGATTACGCTCAGGTGTAGGGTTAGCCTTCCTTACGACCTAGCTTTTTTAGTACCGCCGCCTTACAAAGGCGCTCGTCGTGATCCTGCACTTGGGCGGAATTTAGCACATCCGCCCAAACTCGTCAATGCGTCAAGCTGTCGCACCGTTCGGCGGGGCGCGGCCTACCCGCTTGAACCACGGCAGGGCGTTGAACTCCTGCATCGCCTTCTCGCGGGCCTTCTTCCGTTCCTTAACCGCCTTCTCTTCCTTCTCTTTCTTCTCAGCCTCTTCCTTGGCCTTCTGCTCTGCCTGCCACCGGGCTAGGCGCTCAAGCAGTGTCTCGGTCGGAGACTTAGCACTCGGGAGCTTACCCTCTTCCTTGAGCCGAAGCGCCTGCCTATGGCGCATTTCCGCGATCTTATCCTGGATCGGGTTACCCGTAGCCTTAGGCGGATCGTCCGGGGCTGGGGGCTTGGGCTCCTCTTTCTTAGCCACCACGGGAGCGGGGGGATTGTCTCTGATCTCATATCCCAAGATACCCTTGATCCCGGCACTAGCAAGGAACTTCTCCATATCCGTATTCATCACGTCGAAGGTCTTATAGACGCCGGGCTGGTTAGCCTCATCGTCCGGAGCCTCGACCTGGATTATCATTCTAAGCATCTTACCCTACCTTCTCTCGGCGATGTACTCAAACCCGAATAGGGGGTGCCGCCGTTGTATGAGCGACACCAACCCGCCTTCGTGTGCCGCGAATGCGGCCTCTGCTAATGCTTCGGCAAGCCGAGAATACTGCCAAGCATTTTCGACGCCCATAGTCTCGCTAAAGGCGCCCTCCCTGGCCGCGGATAGGTGCCCTAGCCAGTAGGTGCACCGATCCGAGCGATTGGCCAGTTGCAGCCAGTAGTAGAATTGGTGCGTATTTAGCACCTCTACATGCTGCGACCTGGTTGATTGTCTAACCAAGTAAAAGTCTTTGTGCTCGGGTCGAATGTCCACCATTCGCCTTGCACGAATACTACTCGCTTCGTCCCGCCACTCATCAAATCGTCGATGGTTTCCGGCGGGAACTTGGCGTTTGGGTATAGCTTCTTCTGGTCGCGGACCCACTTCTTGTACTTCCTTATCGACATACTCACGCACTTCTTGGTCGGTGTCCATTTTCCACCCTGTACTACTGAGGCAAAGCCCCGGGGCCGGGCCACTACTTTGACCCCAGTCATCTTGGCGATATAGTCACACTGTTCCTGGCACTCCACCACATTCCTGCAGTAGTTAGCCCGGAGCCAAGTCACCGGGCACTGGTCGCCACACCAGCCATTCATGGCCGCGAGTATGCTGGCCGCCGTCCCGGTCCGCCCATGGCCGCCGACACAATGCACGATAACATCGCCGGTGATTTTACGCAATGCGACATTCAGTCGCGCCCACCAGCGGCGGTCCAGCGTGGGGATGCCGTAGTCGGGCCAATCCACCACAATCTGCGGTGTCGGCGCATGTTCCTCGAACAAGTCGGCCGGCAGCACTTTCTTGGCGCCCTCATTGCCGACCACAGTCCCGGCCCGCTCCTGAGGCAGGGCCCAAGGCGCGTCTCCGGCACAGTTGATGATAAGGCGAACCGGGCGGGTACCATCCCCAATGCAGCCCCCATTGCGGAGATTGTTGGAGATGGCGGCCTCGCGGCCCACCCAGACCGTAGCTTTGCCCGCCTTGCCGATGGGGTATAGCCCATAGTGGCACTGTTCCTGCGCGGACCCTCCTGTATATGGCATCATTGTGGTTTTTCCTACCGTTCCTGTGTATTGGCCAACGCAAGTCTTGGCCTTGTAGCAATCAGCCTTGTAGCACTGAAGGCCGTGTGTGGTGCATTTGATCCCGAGCGTCATGTGCTGGTCTCAGTATTGAGCTGATAAAGCGGCTTGGGTTTCTTGGCTATGATACTCTCATAGGTCTCGGTCTGCATGGGCTCCCATGGCTGCTTGGGCTCCATAACCCACTTAACCTTGGGCGCCTTGCTCTTGCTCTTGGTCTTCTTCTTAGACCCCGTGCTGAACATATCCTGCAGCGCGTTGATTTCTTTCTGCGCCTCTGCCTGGAGCTTCGCCTTATGCTTGGCTTGGGCCTTGATACCCTTCAGGTTCATGTTGCTGATCATCCCGGCCTCACTGAGCTTGTCGCCTGTCGCCGGCTTGACGCCAGTGCAGATGAACATAGCTTGCGGAGAAATGAGGCCGAATTGAGGCGTTTCGGCACAAGCATTGATCTCATCCCATTCCGCCCACTTGTCCAGCAACCGGCCGCCGTTGTGGGCCGCCGCTACACCCGCGTTATAGCACATGAGCAGGGAGCCCCAACGCTTTTGTGTGGGGTGCCGCTCAAATGCGATAATGGCATCGCATAGCTCCATAGCAATCCGCGCGCTGGCCGCCCACTTCTTGCCGCCGAAGCTAGACAAGCCTTGGTCGCGGATTTCCTCACCATAGCGGTCAAGCTCCACAGCGCCATTGCCCCAATCGCCTTGGAAGTCCTGGCGAGCCCGGAAGGCCATCCCGCGCAGTGTGGGGATGCTATAGCGGTAGACCTTCTCCAGCACCTTCCCGCGCTCGACATCGAATGACGTCGGGCCCAGGCTCTTGCCTATGATCTTCTTCCACGGCAGCTTAGACTTGACCTTGGGGCTATGGGCCCCGGGGCCGCAGCGGTAGAAGTGCCGGGCCTCACCAACGCAGGCGGAGACAAGCAGTCTAGCCATCATGCCCGCGCCAGCCATACGGAGCCATAGCAGGTGCGGGGCGTTACCCCAGGCGCTCAGGGAGTGGAGAACTCCCACGCTGAATGCTGCTCGGCTCTTCTTGGCCCCCTCAATACGCCGTTTCGCGTACTTGGCCATGGCTTGGTAGTCTTTCTTGGTCAATTCCTTGACCTGTCCCTCATCCGGCTGGAGCACGGCCCCAAGCTCGGGCACCTTCTCGTCGGTCACGACCGCGAGCTTGCGCGCCAGCCCATGCACCGCGAAGTGCGAAGCCAGGGAGCCCCCAGGGAGGTACACAACTGTGCCCTCGCAGGCCGCGAGCACAACCTTTTCCCAATGCAGCAAGTCCTCAGTCGCAGGCGTGATCACGCCCTTGACCTCGTAGTCCTTTCGCGGAATGTAGTTCCCACCCACGGGAGTGTCCGCGGGACCATCGCGCACCTGGACTAGGACGCTCTTGCCCTTGTTCTCGACAATCTCCAGATAGGCCGAACCCTTGATATCCTCTTGGTACGTCCAGTTGAGCGAGCGCATCTGCTTTGTCAGGCTCTTTTCCCCTTTGGGAACCGGAATGAGGCACTGCTCGCCCTTTCCAGACGTGACGCCATCATTCCCCTTGGCCCAGACAACGCCCGCGTCATTGGCCACGGCCGAGGCTTCGCCAGTCAGGGGGCGCATAATCATCATTTCCCCTTGTGGATCGGCCCGGAGGGTTTCGCACAGCAAGTCCAGGGCTTCGCCCTTGTTCTGCACAACCCGCGACTCCACAAACCCATGGCGGGGCCGCACTGGGCAGGGACGCGCGAAGGCCGGGAACTCGATTTCCTCTCCCACAGATTGCTGCGGGAGCACAGCCTCAATCCTGGCCACCTTGAGCCAGTACGGGCCCTGGTATTGCAGCGCACTATCCGCACTGGACAATCCTCTCGCCTTCTGCGAGCGCAGCTTTGTCTTTCCTCTCCCTGTCTCGAAGTCCACGAACAATGCTTTCCCAGCCTCGACCGGGCCATTCCTTTCCTCGAACTCTCTGACCATTTCCTTTGCTGTCTTAATCTCCGGCAGCATTTTCATGGCCTCAGCCTTTCGCACTTCCTCAGCGCGAAGCTCGACACAGTTATTGCACTGACACGGGCCCTTGTCGATATAGATCAATTTCACCGGGTCCCAGTGATACTGATTGCTTGTGTGCATCGACACGATGTACTTGTCCACGTCACTCACTCCTACCGTTGTTTGCGGGGCCGCAGCCCGTCGCGTGGCGCAAATCAAGCACGCCGGCCGCCGGCTGTCGATGTGGCAGGATGTCGCAGGGTCGCGGCCCCGAGTTGCAGCGGCAGCTAGCGCGTTTAAACGCGGTGCCCCGGGCCGTGTGTTTAAACGCAAATCGCGACACCAGGGAGGGCCCCCGATCACGAAAACGTGATTTGACACTGTATATGCACCCCGGGCAAGTTCAGCGACGCCAGCCGACCGATGCGCTCCCCGCCTCACTCCCCTGAGGCCAGCGGAGCCCACGACCTCGGATTGGCAAGCCCCGGGGCCCTTGTTGCCCACGAGTTGCCCCGGGGCTACTTGACAACAGAGACCAAATCAGCGCAAGCCAAGGGCTTGACAACGAACGGAGACGTAAGATGATCTATCTAGCTGCGCTGATAATCTCAATCGCAATCATCGCCTTTGTGTGCGGGGAGTTGTGGTCCCTGCTCTGGCGCCCCATGCTGTCGCTGGTGTTCGCGGCTGGCGCCCTCTGGCTGTTGTCCCACGGCATCAAGTCAATCGGCTATGTCCACATACCGCACCCTGATTTGGTGTTCCACCTTGGGGGCTTTGCCTCTGTGGTGTTCCTGATCTGGGTTTTCACTCGCAAGGTTCGAGCCTAACGACCCGGGGCGGATGGCCGCCCCGGCTTGTTGCGTTTCACCCAAGATAGGAGCAATTCCCATGACAGCACAGAAAGCCCCGAGCGCCCCGGTTCGTAAGGCCGCACTCCAAGCCGTGGCCGCAGTCATCGCCCCGGGCCAATCGCCGTTCGATGCACTCGCGCAGAAGGCAACGGCACTGGCCCTGGCCAGGAAGGCGCCCAAGGTGTCGCGCCTGACTGAGCCGACCGAAATCGGCCCTGGTGTGGTCGCGCAGATGATGGGCAACCATCTGATGTTGATGATCGATGTCGGGCCCGAGGCGCGGGCCAACGCGGAGGAAACAGAGAAAGGCGCGTTGATACTCGGGAAGGCTGGCCCCGGCTATGGGCGCACCGCGCAACTTCCCGGGACTGATTTGGCCCTGTCCCTGTACCTGGGGACCATGGCGCCGAAGAAAGGCAAAAACTGAGGCGCGCAAGCCTGACATGACGCTGCCACATGGGGGGCTAGGTCCGGAGACCTAGCCCTTTTTTTATAGGGGCAAGAAACCCTGAAACCTGATGGAGAGTGGAACATGAAACAGGTAGTTGCCGCGTTGTTATACGGCATATTCATCATCTCGGCCGCCATGTCAGTAGGCGCAGCCGTGGCGATGTTTGCCGAGGCGACCGTGGGCCCGCTCTGGTGAGCAAGCCCAAGACAACCCAGACGCGTCCTGGCATCATGCCGGCCGCCGATGTTTGGATTATCGCCATGCTTGGGGCCCTCGCAGGGGGCCAATCTGCAGGTGAGGCGATAGAGACTGCGAACGATGTGCAAGACGCATACACTTTGAAATTCCTGCGGCCGAAGAAGTCGGCCAACGGCAAGGCCAAGGCCCCGGGCGCGGGGATGGCTAACAGCGTTTAAACGCGGAGGGCAGTGTGGTGAGAGTGGCAGGAAATACGGCGAGCCCCAAGATGCAGGTTTTGGCGTTCTATCTTGGGGCCGCTATCGTGGGTGTGCTTTGGCTTCTTAGCTTGGCCATGGCGAGCCCGGTGATTTCACATTGCGTGACGAGGTGACTTGAGATGGAAAGGCGAACACTGAATGGCTGGCTAGTATCGCGGTGCGCGGGCAGCGTCTCCGCGCTGTCAGCCTTGGCCCGTGAAATGTTCACCCTAGCGTTTCAATCGTTGTCCGAAGGCCCCAAGTGCGAGAAGCCCAACACCGAAGCCGAGCGCGGGGTTACGACCTTTAGCGCCGAACTGACGTGGGGCTTACATGACTGTACGGTCAATGGGATGCCTAGTATGGCGATTTGCGCGCGGATAGGTGAGCAGGTCTGGCCCGTGTTCGTTGTGCCCGTTCCCGGTCTAATCGTCCGTAATGCCAGCGGCGATGCGCTAGCCATAGAGCGGCACCCCTTGATGGGGGCCGGGCCGTCCAAAGGCTCATGCTCTGGCCCCGTCTCTGGCACAATCCACTAGGGAGATGTAACCTAGTGGGCGCGGGGCCCGATGGTCTGGAGCGTTATGCTGCCTTGGGTGACAGCAAGTGACGCGCACCGCATCGGGCCCCAATTTTCTTGGCCCCTAACTTGGAGAATGTACCGTGCACAGAATATGCTTTATGTCCGTTGGCGTGTTCGCAAGTGAATGGACGCGAGCCCTAGCCGCCGGCCGTTATGGTGAGGCCGCTTTACTCGGTGTTGCCTCTGTGGTTCTGGCTTATCTCGGGTTTGCGTCAGAGGAGCGCCAGTGACCCCAAGGTGCGACAACTTGCCATATGCGGACTGCATGGTCCCCAGACATCTTGCATTCTGCATACCCCCTACTGGCTCGCCTGCCAGGGCTAGCGCCCCTGGCCAGGACTGCGCCAGACCGACCCCCAGTGACGCGGAGTGTTCGCGTTTAAACGCGGATACCTCGGGCCACTGGCCCCCAGGGCAATCAAGCCTCTGGAGCGTAGGAGCTAGCATTATGAGTAAGCCGAAAAAGCTCGGGAAACCGGGTGAGATTTTGCCAGGGGACAAGTTCCCCCTGGAGGGAAAGGAGCTTACCCCATTGGGTGAGTACCTGACAGCCTATGGCGCCATGCTCTATGGGCAGCTTGCCCTGGTCATGGCCGACACCCAGGCCAAGACAGCAGCCGAAGCCGCGACCGTCTGGGCGGGCTTCACTAGCGGGATCATGTATCTTCTGCAGCTTCCCGCGAAAGCGGCCAAGGCAGTGAAGGGCAAGCCGACCCTGACCTTGACCGACCACCTGACCCTGCTCGGGCTCACCATGGCCGACTATAACAGGCTTCGGTGGGAGAAAGAGTGTCGCGCCACCTGGAACAAGTCCCGGGACGCGATCAAAACCCAATACGGGATCGAGGTGGGCAACATGCCCGATGGCTTCCCGGGCATGCACCGCGACCGGATTGAGGCCGAAGCCAAGGCCCGGGCCGCGCAGATTGTCGCGGAACTGCCCCCGGAACCCCCGGCAACGCCCCTGGCAGCCCCGCTGGCGGCGATTGTGCCTAGCATGGCACTTGTGCCTGTCACGGGCATCACGGCCGATCTGGAGCCCTCCCTGGCCCCGGAAAGCGACAACGGCGAATTGCCGGCCCCTACTGTGCCCGAGACGCCGGCCATTGCCGACGCCCCTGGTGTGTCAGAAGTGGCGGCGGTTGCCGCTGAGTCCACGCCCCTGTCCGAGCCGGTTGTGGCTGCGATTGAGGCGTTCAACGCTCAAGTGGAGGGCCCGGGCGAACCGACCCCTACGCAGCCCGAAGCTATTGCTTCGGAGATCACCCCAGACGCCCCGTGTGGTGGTGACGTGCTACCGGGTACCGAAGCCCTGGCCACTGGCCAGTGTGCGGATAGTGCCTGTACAACCTGCGAACCGGAGCCCGTGTCTGGCCCTTTGCCCGATGGCGCTCCGGAGTGTGGTCCGGCCGAGCCCGAGATTTTGACCTCTGGCCCGGAGACTACTCACCAGCCCGAGGTTGATCCTCTGGCCCAAGTCGCGGCCCAGGCCGTTGCCCTGGCGATTGTGCCGACGGGAGAGACCTCCCCTTTGCACGATGGCCAGCCGCAAGAGGCGGAAGCCACTACTTCGGCCACTGGCACCGAAGGCACCGAGGCAGAGCAGACTGGCTTTGTCCAGGTTGCCGACGCTGCGCCCCTGGTGGTTGCTTCGGAGGCTGGCGAGCCCGCTAAGGCAGAGGGTGAGGGTCAAGACAACCCTTTGCCCGAGGCTACTGCCGATGTGAGCGCGGCTGGTGTGGTTGCTGGCGATGCTGGCCAGCAGGCGACCGAAGCCCCCAAGCCTGTTGGGGATGCTACGGAAGCCATTGCTTCGGGTGAGCCCGAAGCCGAGGCCGTGGGTGTGATCGAGGGCACCCCCGGGCTTGCGTCCTTTGTGTCGGCCGAAGTGTTGGAAGGCGAGGTTATCGCGCCGGCTAGCCCTTTGGTGCCCTCCCCCGAGGCTGTTGCTTTGGCCAACGCCTCGGAGCTTGCCCCTGCCGAGACTGGTGACGTTGTCACGAACCCTTTGGACGATGCTTTGCAAGAGGCCAAGGGGGAAATCGACGCCAAGCTGGATATCGCTTGGTCGGAACACTGCGCGAAGCCCTGCGAGGCGTCCGCGCGGCATGTCCGAGCGATTGCCCGATGGGCATTGAACACCCATCCAAAGGTGTTCTCGGCTGTCGATCTGCACAAGTGGCGCGACAAGACGCGGGCTTACATCCCGCAGACTGGCAGCATGGGGCGGAAGGGGCACCTTACCCTGGCCTATGCCCAAGCGGCAGTGCAGGAAGAGGCGACCACGGCACAGCAGGAAGAGACTGGCGCAATCCTGGCCAGTGCCCGCGCTGCGCTCTTGCCCGATACTGGCGAGGCGAATGACAACGGCAAGCTGCCGGATGAAGGGCGCGGAGGGCCCAAGGTATAGCCCTCGGGCTAGCTCAGTGCTGACATGAAAAGAGCCCCGGAGCGCAAGCCCCGGGGCTTAATTGTTGCCTAATGGTTGCGGGGCTCGCCTAGCCCCATGGGCCCTTGTCCCAAGGCTTGTCACTGTCGGCCTTGGGCCACAGTAGCACTAGGTTGCCCAAGACGCAGAATAGCCAGAACGTGACGCCGCAGCGAACGCCCCAAGGCAGGGAGTTATACATATCCCCGAATAGCTGAAGGAATGTCATATCTTGCGCTCCAGGATGGCCTTGGCCCGGGCCGCACATGATGGGCTTGTGTGGCAGTCCAAGTCTGTTGCAGGGTTGTCGAGTAGCGCGACAAGGGCCCATGCTTGGTCATGCTTGGGGCCCATGTAGATGGTAGCAAGGCGAGAGATGGCCAGGGCCAGCATATCGCGTTGCTCGCGTGATAGTGGGATAGTGACTTGACGTGGGTTCATGGTCTGTTGCTCCAAAGGGCCCGGGCCGCGATATACAGCCCGAGCAGTGCGACTAAGTCAGCAGTGTAGGACCCTAGTATCATGCCACGCACCCACAGAGGCTAGCGGGCCCGTTGTGCGTCTCGCAGAAAGGCGCACTAGGCTTGTGGTGGACGTCCTGGCCCTCGACACTCCCCGCAAACTGAGGCTCGGGCACACTAGGGGCTAGCGGGGCTTGAGCCTTGGCCGCGAAGCGGCGAGCCATGGCCTTGGGGCTTGGCAGTGCCTCGGGCTTGGGGGCTTCAAGCTTCGCGTTTAAACGCACAACAGCCTTGACCTTGGATACCGGCTTGACCTTGGCCCTAGCCTTGGCCTTGGCCTTGGGCTTGCGCTTGGCCAGGGGCTTGCGGGCCCCGTGCTGACGCGCGGTCTTGGCAGGGACACCTTGGCCACTGGCGCCCATGCCGTGTGCTGGTGGTACGCTGGCATCGTCTAGCTTGAAGGGCTTGGAGCACACTAGGCACTGCGCCTTGAGTGCGGCCCCTGCATGGCGCACAATGACCGGCTTGGGCTTGCAGCCGCAGACGTACTTCAGTAGCCGCGAGCCCGAACCCTGGCCCCGGGATGTGCCGCCCCGAGTGCCGAAGCCAGCGCCACAAGGGCGGAGCTTGGGCGCCTCGGGGAGAGGGCCAGCGACTAGGCCAGGGGGAAGCCCTGCCCCGCCCTTGGCCCGTAAGCCCGCAACCACCTGCCGGGCACTGCGCGGCATGCCGTCATTAGGGATAGGCAGGGCTTGGAGCTTCGGCACTAGGTCTGGGTCGAATAGCCCCCAATCATAGGAGCAATGCACAGTGCAACCCGGTATGCCGATGCGCTCGCAAGCTGCCTTCCACTCGGGCCCGTGACCGTGACCGGGGCCAGCCATGGCATGCGCTAGTTCATGCAGTGTGGTCCCGATCAACTGACAGACATGTTCCTGCCCCGTGGCCACTAGACAGATCAGGTGCCCCACGATGGGCTTGCGGCCCTCTAGCCGCTTGCCATCGGCCCCGCAGCCGCAGTCCCATTTGTCATACCAAGTCACCCCGCGCAGACCGGACTCCGCGCCAGTGCCGTAGGTGAGCTTGATATGCGCTAGTGCCTTGTGATCGGCCTTGGTGAGGGCTTCGCGCCTCAGTGCCAGGGCAAACACGGATTGAATGAACGCCTCATGTGTCACCGGCTTCGCTAGCTTGTGCTTGTCGCTCATGTCACTGCCCTCCATTTAGCTGTTGGATCACTGTGCCTACCCACTGGCACAGTTCGGTGATAGTGGCCGCGTCGGAATAGTGGCATTCGGCCTTGATGCCATGGGCCCGCAATTCGCGCACTGTGTCGTGTGCGTCCTCGCGTCCCGCTTCGCTCCACATGTATTCCCAAGGCTTGTCTTGGGGCTTGGCGTAGACGTGCCAAGCGCCAGGGGCCCGGGTTATCATGGCCGCAAACTGGCTTGCGATCTTGCTCATCTGTGCATGCTCCTAGCTATGGGCGTCATTGCCCGGGGCTAGATATGGCACGATTTGCGTTTAAACGCTGCTAACGCCGGGCCGCGATTGGGCCGCTCCTAATCACAATCGCGTGATGATCCAACTTTCTGTTAGACTGTCTTATCCTACAATCTGTTAGACGCACAGCCTTGCCGCTTCCCCATTGCCCTCCTCCGCGTTTAAACGCAGACCACCCCATTTCCCTTGTGACACATTGCGCCGTGTGCTGATCACATTTAATTTACTTGACACGAGTTGTAGCCGCCGGGGGTTTCCCCCGGCCGGCCTGCGGGGCCGCTCGGTGCGAGGCGGGGCCCCACCGCAGCGGGTGTGTGGG